GACATCTGGCTAAACAAAGTTAAGTACGACAAAGATGGAAAACGAATTCGCGGAAACGTTTGTCTTGAGGTGTACCTGCCGTCTAGGGGAACCTGCCTTCTACAGCATGTCAATCTCTCTGCCTGTGAATATGACGACATTCCAAGAGCTTTTGCTGAAGGGATGTCCGAACTGTGCCAACTCCATGGTCGAACTGGGGTTGGCGATTCAGGAGAATATCTGCCCAGCGAAACCGACCGACAAGTCGGACTCGGAATGCTCGGACTTGCCAATCTTTTACGGCGGTACGGCATAACTTACGAGCAGTTTGGTGTAGCTCTTGAGGACTACAACAATGGCAATGCAGTACGCACTCCTGCTTATGAGTTGGTTGTTGCTATTGCTTCTGGCATCGAGCAAGCGACCGGCATTGCACGTGTGCACAACATGGCTCGTGCTTTTGCAATCGCTCCTACAGCGTCTTGTAGCTACCGCTCACAAGATCTTGATGGGTTCACTGCTACGCCTGAGATCGCACCACCTATCAGCCGAACAGTTGACCGCGACAGCGGCACGTTCGGAGTACAAACATATAACTATGGCGATGTAGAGATCGCTAGTGAAGTCGGTTGGGAAAACTACAAGCGTGTTGCCGATGGCATCATGACTTTGCTCAATCGCACGGGACTTCTTCACGGGTATAGCTTCAACAGTTGGAGTGATGTTGTCACCTATGACAACGCCTTTATCGAAGAGTGGTTGGCGTCACCGCAAACCTCCCTTTATTACTCGCTCCAGGTAATGGGTGATGTGCAAGATAAGTCCAGCGCTTATGCAGCCTTAGAAGAGACTGAAGTTGAAGACTATCTTGCCAGCCTAATCAATGAGGAGCCAACTGCTGAACCTCAATGTGACTGTCAAGAATGAACCCGTACGAAAAACTAATCAATCGAAAAAGAAAATGGACTCCGGTCCAGACAACTGCCGGTACATGCAAAGAAGGTGCGGAGGAAGCGATCCACCGTGCACTTGCATTGAGGCATATGGAACTACCTGTGGGAGATTTTATTACTGATGCCCTCGCCTCTGAAGTACCAAGCCTTGCACGGGAGATTCTGGGGTCCAATGTCAAAGACGAAGAGAACCACGACCTCGCACTTAGTTACATCGCCAATGCTTACGGCGTTGATGAACAAGCTGAGGCGGAAGCCCTACGGCTTAAGTCCGCGTGGGAGACACATCCTGATCACACGATCACCAAAGCATTGGTGGCCGAACGTGCAATCTTCTTCGTTCTTCTACCATTCTTTCGCTTTAATGGTGACGCTGGTATGAGAACTGTATCTGCTGATATTAGTCGAGATGAACAAATTCATGTGGCTACCAATAGTCTGGTTCATACTGAGCTGGGGTATAACATCAGTCCTTCTCTTGATAAACTCCGGAAGGCAACTATCAATTGGGTAATGCAACCTCTTGGTGATCATGCCGACAAGTATTTAAACAAAAAATTTTGGCTGGAATCTAGTGATCGGCTGATGTATGAGGGCAAAGCTCCTCAGCTTGCTGAAACAAAAGCTGCTCGGATGCCAGCTTTCTTTGAACATTCAAATGTCAACCTCCCCCAATACGCTTGAGGCAATCCTCGGACCAAACCTTGAGCAGATCTACGACGAACTCGAAGAAATCTTTCCACCTGTTAATCCCACTCCTGGCGATGACCTAAGTCAGCTCATGTATAGAGCTGGACAACGTCATGTCGTCGAATGGTTCAAACAACGAATGCAATTCTAATGTGCTTTAACTCAACACCGAAACCACCTGAAGTCAAACCTCCTGCTCCTCCGCCGCCAACTCCTCCGCCGCCGGAAGCACCTAAGCCTCTTCCACAAGAAACTAAGAAGCTTGATGAAGGTGAACAGTCCAAGCCTAATGTTCAATATGGTCGGAAGAAATCTGCTGATGTCCGTGCTCGCAAAGGCACTGACTCACTGAAGATCCCCCTGAACACCCCACAAGGTGGTGGCAACACTGGAGGTCTAAATGTCTAGTGCACGTATGTGCTACGACCGGCTCTCTTCACACCGCAACTCTTTCTTGAGTACTGCTGTTGATTGTTCTGAGCTGACGTTGCCGTACCTGCTTACTGAAGACACTTCATCAGTTAACTCCCGTAAACGGCTGCCTCTTCCTTGGCAGTCAGTGGGAGCCAAAGCTGTTGTAACGCTTGCATCCAAGTTGATGCTGGCGTTGTTACCACCACAGACTTCCTTCTTCAAGCTACAGGTACGTGACGATAAGTTGGGTGAGATGGATTCCCCAGAGATCCGCAGTGAGCTGGACCTTTCGTTCAGCAAGATTGAACGGATCATCATGGATTACATCGCCGCTTCTAATGACCGCGTTGTAGTACACCAAGCAATCAAGCATTTGATTGTCTCTGGTAACGCCCTTGTCTTTATGGGCAAAGATGGTCTTAAGAACTTCCCACTTAATCGGTTTGTTATTAACCGTGATGGCAATGGCAATGTTCTTGAGATCGTTACGAAAGAAATGATCAGCAAAGAGTTGCTAGGTGAGATTGGTTACGACGACAAGAGCGTTGTAGATGACTCTCAGAGCAACGAAAAAGAATGCGATGTCTATACCCATGTCAAGCTAGAGAATGGCCGCTGGGTGTGGCACCAGGAGGTCTTTGACAAGGTTATTCCTGGTAGCCGTAGCACCGCTCCTAAGAATGCAAGCCCTTGGCTGCCTCTCAGGTTCAACACCGTTGACGGTGAAGACTATGGCAGGGGTCGTGTTGAGGAATTCCTTGGTGACTTCCGTGCACTCGACTCACTTAGCCAGGCACTCATCGAAGGCAGTGCAGCCGCTGCAAAGGTTGTGTTTATGGTGTCACCATCTAGCACGACTAAGCCTGGCTCACTCGCTAAGGCAGGTAACGGCGCCATCATTCAGGGAAGACCTGATGATGTCAGTGTTGTACAGGTAGGTAAGACCGCTGACTTCGCTACTGCTGCCAACATGGCTCAGCAGATTGAACGTCGTATTGGTGAAGCCTTCCTGCAACTCAACATTCGTCAGTCAGAACGAACCACAGCAGAAGAGGTACGCCTCACACAGCTCGAACTAGAGCAACAGCTTGGTGGCCTCTTCAGTCTGCTGACCGTTGAGTTCCTTGTTCCTTACCTCAACAGGATCATGATGGTTCTGCAAAGGAATGGACAGCTACCCAAGATCCCTAAGGAGTTTGTGCGACCACAGATTGTTGCTGGTGTAAATGCACTGGGTCGTGGTCAAGACAGAGAAAGTCTTGCAAACTTTATGGGAACAATTGCACAGACACTTGGTCCTGAAGCGTTGATGAAATTCATCAATCCCTCGGAGGTCATTAAACGTCTTGCTGCTGCACAAGGTATTGATGCTCTTAATCTTATTAAGACTGAAGAGCAGATGGCACAAGAGATGCAGCAACAACAGCAAGATCAGATTGGTCAATCACTTGTCGGACAGGCAGGTCAAATTGCAAAAACACCAATGGCTGAACAGGCCATGATGGGTCAACCCGAAGAACAACCTACTGAATAATGGCAGAAACACTTTCCTACGATCCCACCCCTGATGCTGAAGTACTTTCTGAAGAAGAACAGGACTCACTTCAGGTAGGTCAGGAACTAAAAGAACAACAGGAGCAACTGCTAGCTGGTAAATATAAGTCAGCAGCAGAGCTTGAAAAGGCTTACGTTGAACTCCAAAAGAAACTTGGCGACACCCCTGAAGAGGAGCAAGGAGAAGAAGAACCTTCCGAAGAGGAAGCACCTGAAGCTTCTCCTGCACAGTCTTTGATTACTGATGCCTCTGCTGAGTATGCAGAGAAAGGTGAGTTGTCTGAAGAGATGATGTCTAAGTTCTCAGAAATGAGTAGCCAAGACCTTGTCCAGGCATACATGGAGATGCAAGCCAATGCACCTCAAGCTGAAGCTGCTGAGCCAGTTGAGCTATCTGATAACGATGTAAATGCTATCAAGAATTCTGTTGGTGGTGAAGTTGAATACGACAAAGTAATTGACTGGGCTACCAACAACCTGTCCGAATCACAGATCGAAGCGTACGACGACATCATCTCCACTGGTAACACTGACGTAATCCAGATGATGGTTGATGGTCTTAAAGCAAAATACGATTCTGCTAATGGTTTTGAAGGACGAATGCTGACTGGTA